CTCTGTCTTAACAACAGGGGACAACTCGCCGGGATCCAAGGTTACAACGTAACCCTCAAACCGGTTATGGTGGATATGAACATCCACTAAAACGGGGCGAAAAGATCTTGCTACGCAAGAGCGCTTCACCGCGCTTTGTACTAGTTCTGCTAGGACATCTATTGATGTAACCCTAGTCTAGAATTCTAGACATTAACTTGTAATCAAGATCACGTTAGCGTTGTCGCTGGCTTTCTGTTAAGAGAAACCAACAACGTGGCTTGTGGGCTTTATTTTACCTTCCTGCCTCGAATGAGGACGAAGGAAAATGAAACCATCGAAGTAACCCTTTAAGAACATCACCCACTATTTCTAGTGGGGGTGAACCTTAAGGATTCCTTCGCATCCTGACTCTATAAGTAAGAACGTAGGTTCGATTCCTACCTCGGTGCTTTTCTACCAAGATAAGTACAAACTGGCTCCCAATTATAGAACAAGTTGGTTTGTGAGGGGCCTTTAGGGGCGCCCCTGCAAGTGATAGGCGGCTCTGATGAGCTTGTCTACTACGGTTAATGTAATTTACCGTGGGAACCATCTTAGAGACAGTATACCAGGCACTGATCGGTTGGAATTACCCATTATCCTTGTCTACTCATTTCTGGAAGACTAAGAACAACCCGATTGTTACAGTGAGAGGGAGTTGAATCCTCTATAAATAAAACATTACACTCTACCATGAAGGTCTACTTAGACACTACATTAAGAGAGAGTCAGGGATAGTGGCGAAATAACCAATTATCCGAGAGCTATCTATTATGTACCCCAAGTCCCAGTAATGGGAATGGCGGGGACCAGTGACAAGGATTGGATCCTAACTTTCTTTCTGACGTTAGAAAGAAGGATTCCCTTGGTGGTGGCTACCTTTAATTAATATGAAATATAATTTTACTTCCATATCAAAAAAAGTAATGGACAACTTCTTCAAGGCGATTGCTAAGACTGGATCATTGGTATCACTAGATAAATTTGTGGTAGTTGAGATCCGAAGCGAGCACGGGGACTTAGTCTCCGTGACTCGAAAAAGATCTAAACTGCTACAGTTATCTAGCCTTATCAGCAAATTAGGATTCCGAATGTTCGGAGCCTGCTTTACTGGTAAAGGTAAATACTCATCAAGAATTAGACAATTGAATGCTTTCCGTGTGCATCTGTACAATATGTACAGACACCATGGATCGACATACGTAGTGAAATACCTTAAAAATTCGCAACTTGCGATTCAAAAGGCGATTGCTGGGCAACCTGTTTCATCTCTGAATGAGATAGACCCATCACTTATGTATCCCTCGCTAACAGCGGTTGGTCTACCTAAGTTTATACCTCTTAGAGATAGAAGACTTATGTTGATCAACGGCTCTGCATCGGTTATCCGATGGTGGCTAACTCTTTATGCCTTGTATAGAGTGATATCTATACCAGGTACATTGAAATTAAACACTATCACGGATCCGATGTCAGCCTCAGTGGAGATCGTTTCTGGAGTAGCGGAAGAAATTACGAAAGTAATCAATCCGTCTATGTTCCGGTTAGATCTCTTGAGAGGATCAGCTAGACTGCTTTTTATTGAGAAAGCATCTCCTAGCAACTCTGTGAGTTGGCTTGGGTTCATCTCTGACGTCCTTGCCTTACAGGCAACTGGTCAGTTGGACCTTTTAATCAAGTTTCTTAACTTGACGGGTAACTTCCAAATGTCTAGAATGCTCTTATATATTTATGAGAACCTTCTAAACAATTTGGGTAGAGCCTCGATTAATTCGGAGCTCTACTTCGCACTCACTCTTGGTAAAGAGTCAGTCGGAAAGTTATCCATTAAGGAAGAAGCAGCAGGTAAAAGAAGAGTTTTTGCTATGGTTGATGTTTGGACTCAGTCCGCACTTCGACCACTTCATGATATGCTTTTTGCATTCTTGAAGACTCTTCCTAATGACGGAACTTTCGACCAAAACAAATCTGTTTTGAGATGTCAGGCGAAAGCGACAGAAATGGGTCAATCTTTCGGTTACGACCTTACGGCCGCTACTGATCGGTTACCTATTCTCTTACAGTCTCGGATTCTTAACCATTTGTTTCCCGATTTGGGAGACATTTGGGCTGAGATCCTGACTGGTCGGGACTATACTCTGAAAGGGTATGGTACCTTCCGTTACTCTACCGGTCAGCCAATGGGGGCTCTAAGCTCCTGGGCCATGCTAGCGGTTACACACCACTACATAGCTCAATTGGCGGCCATTAGGGCTGCGAATAAATCTGGTACTTTAACTGCGTTTTGGTCTCATGGACCGTCGGATCTCGCAGACTCTACACTAGGCGAAGCCTGGTATAGAGGTTACGAGGTCCTGGGTGATGATATCGTTTTCTTTGAAAAGGATACCGCCGCCGAATACCTAGTGATCATGGATCAACTGGGTGTTCCTATCAACCTCTCTAAGAGTGTGGTAGCAACTAATGCGACTTTCGAGTTCGCAAAAGTGACGGGACACAAAGGACGAAATGTGGCAGCTGTGTCTTGGGCAATGTTCATGTCTCAACCCTCAATTATGGGTCGAGCAGGTATTGGTTATGCTATGTTAAGCAAATCGATAGTTAAGACTCGAGTTATCTCGTTCTTGACAACATTGGCCAGACAAAGTAAATACACAGAGGGATCTCCTAATGTTTTCTTCCTTGCCCTGGGTACTATGTACGCTAAGGCAGGTCGATTACCTTTTTACGACTTCCTCTACAGTATTATGCAGAAGTCAGCCGGGTATTATAACGTTTACCAAACGTTGCTTGAAAAAGCAAATATCGGTACTCTCCAACGGGCTATAGTTGAGTTAACTAAGACCGATGGAGTAGTATCTGTACCCAACCCTCTTTTAAAGAGAGTAGGGTACAAGGCTGATGAGTTTGCGTTGAAACAAACTCTCATCACAGCTATCAATGCATTTTTGCATGGTAGCGTGGTTGGTTCAAGAACAGTCTTACCGGTTAACCCGCATAAGGATGCGGCCTTAACGGCAAGAGCCATACTAGTCCATCCAACAATGCTATTATCTCTCTCTACAGAGCAGGTATTAGCAGTGATAGACAACAAACGTGTCTTCTCGTTGGATTCCCGGGTACTTAGAAATCTAAGTCCCTGGGAGGGATTTCTTCATCACCTTTTTGTTTTCCTCTTTGTGCAGATCTATGATAAGTTAATCATGATCTACGCGCCATTAATTTCTGCCACTGATTTACATGGTAAATCATTGGAGGAGTTAATGAGTATGCTGGATGAAATAGCCAGATACAAGGAGATAACATCGGTGCTCGATAGAGCATTGTTGAAGTTATCCGGTGAGACTCAACCAGATCGTAATCTGATTGAATCACCACTGAAAGTATTAGAAATGCTGCTTGAAGCAGACGATCCCTTTGGAGCGGAACAAACCGGTTATAACCCTACTGTGAACCATGGCCTTGCGGCTATGCAGTACATGTATGCGTTACAACGGCTTGAAAACTTACCTATTTCAGACTTAGTCCGATTAGGTGAGTCCTCTCCTAGTGATTTTTACATGGGGAATTATTATTCCCCATTGTCCTAATTCTTGGTGGATCGGTTTGTCAGCCGTCACCTGGCCCTTGTACGGTGTCTTTTATGGTCGACCTTATGGCCGATCATATTCTACACTGTGTCTAACCCATCCGGGCATATCTGATTAATTTCGGAGGATTCCGGGTCATGGGCGCGCTCTCGGC